ATAGGAACGAAACAGCTGAGTTTGTGTCAGGCTTTAGGAACTTTTCAGCAAGTCCTGTTTCGCTTGAAATCTGGATTACGCTATTTGCTGGACCCCAACGGAAGAATCCGACCGTTGCGCCAGTTGAAGTTCCTACAGCAGGAACAGATGTTGTTAGATCAATTTCAGAAGTGTTAACTCCTGGAGAAACTAAAAATGCCATGGTTTTACTCCTGGTGAATGGAGAATAGAAATTCTACGCTTTATTTAGTAATTCTAAGTTTTTAGCGTTCGACGGTCTTCCAGAACACTCCATTTTCAACAAAACCCTCTGGAGCAGTCTCTTCATACGTCATTGGAACGGGTAGCGAGTCGTTTTCGATCTGTTCCATCTGCTGACGATATAGCTTTTCTTTCATATTCGTCGAACTGAGTTCGGTAAAGAATGACTGGTTTGTGAGCCATGAGAATAGAACTAGACACATGACCAGATCATCATGTGAGCCTTCTTCAGCTGCAAAGCTATTATTCTGTGATATGAACGTAGAAAGTTCTGCGATAGTGTCAAAGTCTTGAATGATCAGCTTCTGGTTTTCAATCAGATTCTTGAGAATCGAACAGCCCAGACGCTTTACAGATTTGGTAGTTCTTATACCACGATTAGACTTGGTTCCGTAGCCCCAAGTCGCAACAATTTTCTTCTGAAGTTCTACCGTCGAGATAATATTTTCATAGTCATAATCATCGAACAGACTGTCTACGACCTGCTGGCCGTTGTCGTTGATCTCTACTAGGATAAAAGCGCTGTTATAATAATCGCCCATCTTCTTCAGAATTGTCGGATACAACAGCGGACTGATATTATTGTCTTTATAAGTCGCAACGACTTTATAAGGAATCTCAGTCGTGTTGATCACTGTAAAGGCTGAATAGTCTAACCCCTTACCGCGTGAAGTATCTACTGAGATCACATAGTTGTGATTGGCCTTAGGCAGTTCAAAGATCTTGATGCCTGTTTCAGACAAGTGAATCGGTGCGATAAACGCAAGCGACTTGAGCGCATATGCTGAAATGAGAGTTCCAGCAGAGCCCATGAACTCGCATTCCATTTCCTGAAGAAATTTCTCTTCACCAAGAACAGATTTCTGATCATCTGCCCATTTCTGATCACGCCCTGGAACTTGTCTCCAGTTTGCCTCAATATGCAGAAAGCCGTTCTTTTGCTCAGTAGCTTCAGTCCACATCCTGTAGAAGTGATTCATGCCATTTGGCGTAGAAGAAATCAAAATCTTTGACGTTGTACCAGAAGAAATTGTAGGATATACCGATGTGAAGAACTCATCTGCGATGTTACTTGGCACGAATGCAAACTCGTCGAGATATAGAAGCGAGATCGAGAAGCCACGAATCGCGCTTGAAGCAGTAGAAGTAGCCATCACACGGCAGTTGTTTTCTAGTTCAATGTCGCCTTTGTTCCATGTCTTGACGCCTTGCTGAAGCCATAAAGGCAACGCTTCATATGCAATTTTGACTCTTGAAAGAATTTCACGAGCAGTAGAAGCCTTGTTCGCGAGAATGGCGACAAACTTTTCTTCGTTGAATAGAATATACCAGAGGATATATCCAACGACCATCGTTGTTTTGCCGACCTGACGACCAGCTTTTACAATGATCTTTCTGTTTGAATTGATATCTTCAATAGCCGTTTTCTGAAACGGATAGAGATTGATTGTGACAAAGCCTTTGTCTAGCGAGATGATCTTGACATAGTTTTCAATAAAGTAGACTGGATCACTTGCGCACTTGACATATTCTTGAACTTCATCAGCAGTCATCTGATGAACAACACCAACTCGTTTTAGGTGTGCATTACCGAGATAGTTTCTAACTTTCGGAATTAGATTCATGCTTCACCTTTTTCAATAAGTCAGCAGTCGAGCCGACAAAAACAGCCTTGTCAATCACTACATTCGTAGGCTTTTCTTCTGCTTCTAGATCTCTGCGTTGCTTCTGGAGCACCATGAGTTTCTCAGTGACTTCAGACATGTTTTTGATTAGAGTCGCTGCGACTTCATACGCACGAGGATGCTGCGATTCTCTTGCTACGTTGAGAATGCCATCAATAGCCTCGTTACCACGTTCGATTAGCCCGTAGTATGTTGAACGTGAAAAATCTGCGTCTACAACTTTAGAAGACTCTTGTTCTTCTTGATAGACGGTGACAGGTTTGTTTTCTTGCACAGCAGGAATAAAATCTGTATTCAAAAGTTCACTTAGTTTATTATCTGTACTGCTCATGTTATATTAGGATATTCCTCAAGTGTTTCAGAGAATCCAAACGCTGTGTCAATATTCGCTGTAGAAGGGCTTGGTACAACAGTCAGATTTGTCAACTTGTTATCGTTGAGATCAAACGATGATATTGTATAAGCTGTGTTAGTCACTGCGCCTCGCAGTGAGGTATTTACTACTAATAGACCAGAAAGATCTGTCAGAATCAAATTATTTGAAACTGGATCCCATGCTTTCACATAGCCAGCTGCGTTTGCTGCTGATGCTGTTCTGCCTTCGTACACAAGTTCGCCGACTTTATAGTTGCCTGATCCAGATGTCAGAACGACTTTTCTTTCGCCTGTATCGTTCCAGGTATTGTTATATGTATTAGCCTGAACAGTGCGAATTAGTTTGTTCTCTGTGATAGGACCATAGAGCATAGCTTTCGCAGAGAATGTGAGTGTCCATACAAGTGTGCGCATCGAATCTTCTTCACCGACATCGTTCGAGATATCGTATGAGATGTTCTCTAGCACAATAGGCACATCGATTTTTAGATTAGACTTGCCAACAAGATCAAGCGTCACTGTATAGTCTGGGCTGAAGTATGGCAGAATCTGTTCAATGATCTGCGATCCATCTTCTGTATTTCGAACGTAGATGTTCAGCGTGATGCCAAAATTATATGGCGCGACTTTGACTGCGTTGATAAGAGTATTAGTGTCTTTCGCAAACTGCGTGTTGAACATGCTTGTTTTGCGCAGAGGATCATATGTGATTGAGTTGATCTCAAACGACATTCTAGGCAATTGAATCTGGACTTCTTTGTTCAGACTAGGATCGCCAGTAATACGAGAATAGAATTTTTCTTTCGATGAATACGCAAGCGGCACAGTCACGCGCTCGATTTCAACAGTGCCTGCTTTATTGTATTTGTACAACTTGATGTCGTTGAACAGAGTTCCAAACGCAACAACTAGTTTGCGCGTGATACGATGGTAAAAGTGTGCTTGTGATAACATTCTTATGGCTCACCGAATGGATTATGTTCTGTCCAGTCAAGAATATTATCTGCTTCATTTTCAATACGCACATTATCTTCTTGTGCGTCGTTAGCATTTTCCATATCATCGCTGCTGCTTACTGTCCATGTTCCTGCAGGACCAACGATAGCTGTAGCAGCTGCAAACTCGCCTTTGATGTTCTTGATCTTGAGAATTCTTGTAGTCACATCCCAATCAACGACATAACCCTTTGCTGTAGCAGCATTGAGTGATGCGCCTTGATAGACGATATCGCCGTTTCTGAATGTACCAGTGCCGCCAGCAGATAGCGTATAGTTGATTGCAAATGCTCTTGTATCGCCAATCGAATCAATGTCGTTGTAACCAGTGTTGATGAACTCGCCGTTGTACTTGAACAATTCGAGTGACAGCCCGTACATGTATGCGTTCTTAGCAGCTTCGATGCCGACTCTGTTGCCGCCAGTTCTGCCCAGCTGGAAGAAGTTCTTTTCTTGCTCTACGAACTTGAGTTCCATTAGTTTCTGCTGCGTTGGCAGATACACTAGATCGCCTTCTTTTGGCACATTGCGCGTAGGAACCACTGAGGTCACATACTTTTCAAACGTCTTTCGAGCAACGCTCATCTTGACGCCCTTTGAAATTTCTAGACCAAACTTCGAGAAGAATTCTTCGTTGCCTTCAAAGTCATTTGTTGATTCAAGATACATGTCGATCTTGATTGCTTGCGTGAACGACTTGACAGGATCATCGCCATAGATTTCATCTAGCGACGATTGCGAGTCACGAGGGATGTAGAACACATCAATGCCGTGATTTCGAATCGCTTCGTTGATCAGATCCTCGACGAGAAACTGTTCACGCGACGCGCCTTGATTGTTGAAATAGACCGACGTTGCCATCTTCTATCATCCTGCCATGATTGCAAAAGGTGGCTCTTCGTATGCGTCAATCAGCTTCTCTTCAAGTCTACCAACTTCAACAACTGCTTCATCAAAGATCGTTTGACCATTGATCACAATGCCACCAGGAAGAATGTAGTTGCCGTATTTCTTTAGGTTCTCGCCCCACTGACGCTTAAACAGCTGAGTCGTGTACTCTTTGAGCCATGTGTCGTTGTAAATCTTTGTATAAGTGTCTGGATCTACAACGCGCTTGCATTCAATGACAATATAGCTGCCAGGATCTAGTTTACCGTTCCAGTCCATATGAATATTCAGACGGTTGACTTTCTTATTGAAGTCAAATGGCACTTCGCCAGTGACAATCATATCAAGCATAGCCAGATGCTGACGCGCAATATAGTAGTAGGTATAAGAAGAAGATGTCAGATTGTAGAAGTCGTTCAGACGCAACTGATAGTTGATGTCGAACATATTGAAGCCAGCAGAAGACGATGAAGATGCTTGCGCTGAAGTCAACGGGAATACTTTTGTCACTCCAATAATGCTTGAAGCAAGAGTGATATAGTTGTTTGAAATGTCACCAGCAGTCACTGCTGTGGCTAGATATTCGTTCTCTGTGCCGTCAAAGTGATAGTCTCTGTATAGCTGAAGCGCATCATCGATTCGATCTTCTAGCTGATCGTCATCGACGTTGATATCAACTACTGGAAAGCCCAGTTTGCGGAGGCAGTAGTCTTTTAGTTCTGAGCGAGATGTTGGTTGTGCCATTTGAAAACTCTCTAAAGTGACAATTTATTTAGCTAGTTCATAATCTTCAGCATAATAATCTCGGACTTTAGCCTCAAGATCAGATGTAATGATCGCCGTCAGTTTGCGGCTTTCGTTGATCCTAGGGATCTGAATGTCTGCTGGAGCACCAAATTCAATCGCAACAGTCTTCAGACTGCTTTCAAAATTCGTGAAAGGCAAAATAACCAGCTTCTCTGCGGGTATGTGTCTGTACCAGAAAGCCTGCTGTCTAAGCACAAGGTTATTAGTCTTCAGTGTATGATCTTCAAAAATCTGTTCTGGTGTGATGTTTGCCGCAAAACTCAGACAGTCTTGGATCACGTTATCTGGAATTTCTGGCAATATTGTTTCTGGAGAGCCGTCTGAATAAGCTGACAAGTCTATGCCTGTGAACCAGTTTGGCTTGAACTTGATGAGAAACTTGATGTAGTTTGGGCTTCGAAAGTGATTCGCACCAGAGATGAATCGCTCGACTGGATCTCTCCAGAAGACGTAGTATTTCTCAATCACAGACGGATCAAAGTTATCAATTTTTCGAGAGCATTGATACAGCATTCTGCCATAATCGGCATGCTCTTCAAGAAATATGCTATACGGAGCAAGCACATTTTTTGTCGTTCGAGTTCCTGTTTTTGTAGGACACACGAACACAAGTTTATGATCTTTAGAGATAATCATGAGAACTTCATATATTGATATCCGCTGGATGGAAGACCGATCAGACCGCTCCAAGTCCAATATGCGTAACCGCCGCTATAAGAATATGTCGCTGCTGAAGCATTGTATGTGCTTCCAGTCTGTCTTTTGATCGATGTGAAATATCCAGTCGCACCAGGGCTTGACGAAAAGCCTGATATGCTAAGTTGAAAATTGTTGGTACCACCTGCTACAGAATCGTAGATGTAGTACAGAGTCTTGCCGTCTGGAAACGTCGTTTGACCTAATGCGCCAAAGTTGCTTTGTGAATATCCATACAGCTGAAGATATGCCGTTCCATAAGTGGTATAATACGCTTGATATCCGCAATCAATTCTGAATGATCCGCGAAGATCATTCATAGAGATTTGACCCGTAGAAATCCCTGCTAGGTTTCTGGGACCACTATCGTTTAGACCGATAGATGCTGTCCCAGAAAGACCTAGTTCAAGATTTACTCTGTTTAGATCTGCGCTACCAGTTATTGATAACGGCATTGCTTTTTACTGCTGCTGAGGTGATCCGATCTGAGCCTGTGCTTGACCGAAGACTTTCTTCAACACAGGATCTGCGACTCTGTGTGGAAGTTCCTGAAGCGCACCAAGAATAACATTCAATTCATTGATTGTCACTTCAAGTTTCACACCTTGCTCAGCTGGTGACTGAGGCTGTGCTAGCTTATCTAATTGTTCATTTGCCATATTCATAATCTCCATCAAACAGGTGGTGTTGTATTTGCTGTATTGGCTGTGTTAGCCCAAGGTAGAGAGTTTGAATCCACTTCAATGATTGGATTCTTCTTCCCATCGATTTGCTTTTGAATCTGTTCGTCGATGTGTTGTTTGTATCCACCAACGACAATAGCTTTGATCCATGAAAGAACAGCGTCTTCAGTCAGTTCTTCATAAGTCACAAATCCATCTCCGTTCACATCTTCAGCCCTAAACGGTGTTGCGCCATGAAACGTGCCAGAGTTGCCGTCTGCGTCAGTTCCAGTGCATTCCCATTGTGTGCCTACGATGAGGTCTGAGTATTGATTCGTGCTAGTCTTTTTGAGACTCTTTAGCTTCCAAGTATAAGTCAATGACATTGTATGTCCTCAAATGATGCTGGACAGTCTTCCAACGATAGTATTTAGTTGTTCCTTCAGAGTTTCTATTTGCGACTGCTGCTCTTTGATTGCTTCGATGAGAAGTCCGACCATGTTGCCATACTGTACACCATACTCATCGACATCTGCGGCATATGTGACAGCTTCTGGCAATACTTGTTCAACTTCTTGAGCGATGACACCAATCTGACGAGTCTTATTCTCATCATCAATCTTATTATAATACACGCCGCGAAGACTGTTGACTTTATTCAATGCGTTATCAACTGTGACAATATTCTCTTTCTTTCTTCTGTCAGAATACGCAACGATATTACCTGTTGAGTAGATACCGCCGCTGACATACAAGTAATAAGAAGATGATGTGGTCGATGAGCCGACGCCCATGCAGTTATTAGCGACATTATGGTAAAGATACCAACGACTGTTTGCTTCACGATATACACCACCGTTACCAGCAGAGTCATACATGAATCCATTGACGCCACTGTATACGTCATAGATGCCACCATAGGAATTCTTACTTCCGCCAATTCTCCATGGCGTGTAAGTGCCACTAGAGTTATATCCAAAATATATAGACGTATCGGCGCTGTAGTAAAGAATTGGAGTACGAAGTGAGCCATCCGCTTGCAGCGAGTTGTTTACATAGACGTTGCCACCACCAAGCGGATCACTGCCGTTATTGACCGACATGACCTGTGTGCCCATGTCATAGTCAGTGTAAAATTTTACACCTTGATAACTTGCATTGGCACCAATTTTAATACCAGTATGAAACGCGATACGAAGATCTGGATACGGATGAGTCCATGCTCCTGACTCACGATAGATTGCATAAGCGGTGCTAAGCCCACTATCAAAGTACATTCCAAATGGATGGTCAGTGCTTACAGCATAGTTGTTTGATAGGTAGTATGTGTTGAGTCTGTAGAGGATTGACGTACTGTTTCCATCTATGTAATAACCAGTGTTATCTTGATCATAGAAAATACCCGAACGGAACGACGAGCCGTTGTAGGCGTATCCGTCTAGCAAATAAAGTGGATTGTGGTAGTTATTATTTGAACTGTTCGGTGTAATAAAGCGCACACCATTACGGAACATAACCTCGACACCAGTACCGTTGAAGTTACCGCTCAGATTAGCAATAGGATCTACGTTGAAGCATGGAGTGATATTGCCCGACGTATCACCAAACACAACAGCGCCATAGGTCGTGCTATACCCATAATAAGAGCCGTAAAAGGCTTTCCAGTTTATGTTGGCAGAGTTTCGTACAAAGAATGTGCCCACAACAGAAGCTGAAGTAGGGTCGACATAGTACGCGGTGTTGTTACTGTCGTAGAAGATAGGGGCGCGAGAAGACGCGTATGATGTTGTATTACCACTGTTGTCAATGATGAATGCATTTATAGTGTCGGCGCTATTATTAAAGCGATAACCATATGATGGTGTTCCTTTGGCATATGAGCTATCACCAGCCCAATTTTGAACACCGTACCAGTTAACAGAGGTTAAAATTGATGTACCATTTGGATCAACATAGTACGAGGTGTTGTCATAGTCGTAGAAAATGCGGCTTCTGACGCTGCTCTCGCCCACAACGTACTGATCGCAATATAGAATTTTACTGCCATATGTGCGCACATACGTCGAGTCAGCCATATACCAGCCGCCGCCATATGACTCAAAATAAAATCCGCTAGTTCCAGAAACTCTGACCCATCCACCGTTGGCATAAATGTCGCCTTTGACATGCAACTTATAAGATGGATTAGAAGCACTAAAATTACCAATACCGACGTTATTACTATACATCATCATTCCGTCAGTCGGAAGTGTTGTAGTATTTTCGCCATCGTATCCAGTAGCAAAGAATAATTTTCCTAGCGCATTCGCCGCATACATTCTAAGTTCAGCGTTACTGCTATCATATTGACGAATACCGCAGCGCCAACCAGTGCTTGAACCAAACGTGATTAGACCATCGTATGCACCTTTTTCCATTGCGAGTTTGCCATAAAAGATGCTAGTTCCGGCTGGATTGCAGTAGTAAGCAGTATTGTCACTATCATAAAACAGTGGTGCGCGGAAATCTGATGTAGCGTATCCTGTTCCTCCGACATGCAACGCATAAGAAGCAAAGTTGTCGCCGCCAGTAGCAACCCTAAGATTGCCACTACTATCAACAGTCATTACTCCTAAATCGCTGCTGTTTCTCCAAACAAAATTAGCGCCTGTTCCATAGTATGTGGTGCTACCTGAAGCAAAATAAAATCTTGCTCGCCCTTCAGATGATGTGTGCCAAACCCCTGTAGCGGGATTGAGGTTGTTTATCGTAGAAACAGTCAACGCATTTATAACAGATGTGCTAGCAGGATCAATATAGTACGCAGTGTTATTGCTGTCATAGAAAATAGGTGCACGGAAATCTGAACCAGCTGTTCCTGTTCCAAAGACATCGATGTTTCTAGTTGACCCATAAACAGAGAATACTGCGCGACTATTCACATAGTCGAAAATCGTGAAGTCTTTATATGTGCCAGCAGCGCCACCCCAATCTAGACCAACAACAGCATATGTTCCGCCAGTGTATGCATCAGCTGTCTTGAATTTGAGTCTAGCAGCTAAGTTTAGATCACCTGTATTAGTGAATGAAAGATTTGCACTTGTGACTGGAGTTTGATTTGATCCGCTAGCTGCAACACCAACAATATAGTTTGTTGCCGCGGAAGCAGCAGATGCATTGATCGCAGTCGATGGACCAGTAGCACCCTGGACACCTTGAGCGCCTTGAACACCCTGCGCACCAGTCGCACCCTGGACGCCTTGAGCACCTGTTGCACCAGTAGCACCCTGAACACCTTGAGCGCCTGTTGAGCCTGTCGCGCCTTGAGCGCCAGTAGCACCAGTCGCACCCTGCACACCTTGTGCACCAGTCGATCCAGTTGCGCCTTGAACGCCTTGCGCGCCAGTAGATCCTGTAGCACCTTGAACGCCTTGTGAACCAGTTGCACCAGTCGCTCCCTGAGCACCAGCAGCACCTTGAATTCCTTGGAAGCCCTGTGAGCCAATCGCGCCTTGAGCGCCAGTAGCACCTTGAACACCCTGCGCGCCTTGGACGCCCTGAGCACCCTGTGCGCCAGTTGCACCCTGCGCTCCAGCGGCACCTTGCGCACCAGCGGCACCCTGGACACCTTGTGCTCCCTGAACACCTTGAGCGCCTTGAACACCCTGCGCACCTTGGAATCCAGCACCATAAGCAATTAGATGCGCATCAAACCAAGACGCGGATGAGGCTCCCTCGATAACTTGTGATGTTGGATTACCAGTGTATGCAGTAACTTCAACGTAATCAGTTGAACCATTGAAATATAATGTTGTGTCAATTGTTTGATTCTGAGATACGCCAGTATTAGCAACAGGATCATATGTTAGTGTCGATTGAGTAGTGCCATTTTTTCTCAATTGAATATTATGTTGTTGATTGTTTACTGAACCTGCTTGCCATAATATCTGAACATTGATTTGATAATATCCAGCAATCGTTGGTTGAAACTTGTTTGTTGTGAACCAGTTTTGCGGATCATAGTCGTCAACAAATGTGACAACCTGATCTGATCCGTTTGTAATAGTTTGATTTGTTCCACCCTTGACAGCACGAACAACATATGGGCTTGCTGCGAGACTTGATGCTGGACCAGTAGCACCTTGTACACCTTGATAGCCTTGTGAACCTTGAGCGCCTAAAGCGCCTTGAACGCCTTGCGCTCCCTGTGCGCCAGCAGCACCTTGAACACCTTGAAAACCTTGCGCGCCTTGTACGCCTTGAGAT